CGTTGATGTGTGGTAGGCGAATAGGAATACCCATACGCTTTGCCTCAATTAGATACTCTGTGCGAGCATCCTTATCGCTCTCGTTCTTGAGCAATGCAAACATAAACTCTAGTGGATAGTAATACTTAAGCCATGCTGTCCAATAAGAAACAGTTGAATAGGCAACAGCGTGAGACTTGTTAAATGAGTATCCAGCGTGAGCCTCAAAGTCGTGCCACAGGTCTTCTGCCATGTTAGGTGACAAGAAGCGTGATGCACCAGTAACAAACTTGTCTTGGAATTGCTTGAACTCCTTGGCATCTTTCTTCTTACCAATAATCTTACGAACCTTGTCAGCCTCAGCCATTGTCATACCGCCAAGTTCTGTACACGCAAGCATAACCTGTTCCTGATACAGAATACATCCATAAGTCTCTTGTGTAAATGCTTTTAAAACTTGGTGCTTATAGTCTAGGTTCTGTTTACCGTGCTTACGAGCAATGTAGTCCTTACCAATGGTGTTCATAGCACCTGGACGGACAAGAGCGTTAGAGGCAGCAAGTTCTGCAAAGTTCTTGACACCCATCTTGACTAGCAGGTTGGTGTATGGTGTGGCTTCACATTGGAATACACCTTTAGTGTATCCGTCAGAGAGCATTGCATAAACCTTTTTGTCTTCCATGTCAATCTTGTGTAAGTCAATATTTTCACCAGAACGCTCTTCAATAATTGCAAGCGTATCCTGAATAACAGATAGGGTCTTTAGACCCAAAGCATCAATCTTAATTAGACCAATACGCTCTGCTTCTTCCATGTCTACTGCCACTACAGGGATTCGTTCTTTTGTACCTGGGGCTGTGCGTGTTTCTAGTGGAGCAAACTTAAAGATAGGCTCTTTAGAAGTTACAACACCAGCAGCGTGAATACCAGTACCACGAATACGACCACGCAACTGCTCTCCGTAAAGTTCAATCTCTGGATACTTTTCACGGAACTCTGCAGTTTGCTTTGAGTTTAGATAGTCATCCCAGTCATCAACAAGTTTAAGCACTTTGTTTACATCTGGTAGTGGAATGTTTAGCACACGAGCGATATCACGCACCATACCCTTGCCCTTAAACTCAAGGAACGTGGCAATCGAAGCAACGTGACGATACTGACGTACCAAGTAATCTTTTACTTCTTCACGTCTTGAGTCCTGAATATCTGTATCGATATCTGGGAAGTCGTTACGCTCTGGGTTAATAAAGCGGAAGAACAGAAGACCATGAACCAGTGGGTCAATGTCTGTAATGCCAAGAGTATAGCAGAGTAGCGAACCAGCAGACGAACCACGTCCTGGTCCTACCATGATGCCTTCTTTCTTAGCCCAGTTAATCATGTTGCGAACAACTAGGAAGTAAGGACCAAACTTTTTATCTTTAATAATAGTTAGTTCTTCAGTAAGGCGGTCAAGATATTCTTGCTTGTCTGCCAAACCACGAGCCTTTAGTCCTTCAATTGCAAGTTCGTAGAGTTCCTTGTCTGGGTCTTGATACTGTGCAGGTAGCAAGTCTAGGTAATCTTGAATTTCATAATCTTCAATCTGGTCAGCAATGTCCTTGCTGTTTTGATACATGTCTTCACGGTCAATACCCTGAGCAAGCATAGCATTACGCATTTCTTCGTCAGACAGTAGGTGAATCTCAAAGTTCTTAAATGACATTTGACGTTCTGCACCATACAGGTAGTCCAGTTTATCCATAAGATTGTCATACTTTTGGCTACCAGCAAATGTAACATCTTTCTCAGTCTTATTTGAGTATGAGTTTAGGATTAGTTTAAGTTCCTGAATCTCACGCTGTGATGTGTCTGCGTGGTGGCAGTCTGGAGTAATGACAGGCTTGATATTAAATTCATCCGCAAGTTGAAGTAGTGTCTTGTTTACTTCTGCAGGGTTGTGTGGCATTACCTCAATGTAATAGTCATCACCAAAGGTTTCTTTAGCCCAAGCCATGTGCTCTTTTGCAGCAGCAAGATTGTCAGCCTCAATAGCCTTAGCAAGATATCCAGACAAACAGCCTGATGTAATTACTAGACCTTCTTTGTACTTGGCAAGAACGTCCCAGTCAATGCGTGGCTTCTTGAAGAAACCTTCAGTCCAGGCAATCTCATTAAGTTTATTTAGGTTCTCTAAACCTTTAGCATTCTTGGCAAGAATGATTAAGTGGTTATAGTTTAGGTCTAGTAGGTCGTTCTTTTCTTTCTTGTCTTCGTGGTCGAAGCGGTCTTTACAGATGTACCCTTCGATTCCAAGAATAGGTTTGATACCTGCTTCTTTAGCAGCACGATACATTTCACGATGTCCAGATAGTGAACCGTGGTCTGTGATTGCTATGGAAGTCATGCCAACCGAAACGGCACGTTGAACGTACTCTTGTGGTGTAGCAATTCCATCAAATAGTGAATAGTGTGTGTGAACGTGAAGTGGAGCGTAACTGCTCATTCATTTCCTTTGTTAGTAGTTGTGTTTGTATTAACAGTATAAAGCATTGTGGATGTTTTGTCAAATAGAAAAGTGGGGGCAGGGACTTACTCACCTACCCCCACAGTCTAGTTGTTACCAGTCAATGTTTGACGATGTAACTGATGGAGCATCGAACCCAAAGTAGAAGTTCTCCTGCTCTGCGTAAGGAACCTCACGAACAACCTTTTCAAGGTCAAACGACTCAAGGTCTCCCCACTTGAAAGGCTCTGAATCTGGCTTGGTTGGAAGCAAGGTGTAACTGGTTTCAGTTCCCTGACCGTTACGCTTCATCTTCCACTCAAGGTTTGAGATAGAGCCAGTCTCAATTGCATACTCACGAATTGTGTTGAATGCAGACTGCTTTGAAATGCCCTGTGACCAGACAGCAACGTAAGGTGCTTCTGTGCCATCATCGATGATTACGTTTCCGTACCAACGAAGGCGTGAACGCCAACCACCCTTTGGTTCTTTGCGAGCCATTTCACAACCGTAGCAACGACCCTCAGAGTCAATTGTACAGGCTGCCTTACGCTTGTAGTCCTTTGGATTGGTGTGTTCTGCGATTACCACAGATAGTCCACGGTCCTCGCTGAAGTTTGCAGAATCGCTGTCAAGTTCCTCAACAAAACGAATCTTTGCAGACTGTCCGTCAGCCAACTTGACCCAACGAACTTTCTGACCATTGTTTTCGTACTTTGGCTTATCAAGAATTGCATTGATATCTTTTAGCCCTTTGATTACGCTCATAATATTCTCCTTATGTTTTTTAGCGGTATATTAGTTTAGCATACCAGCGATGGTTTTGTCAAATGTTTCTTCGATATTTCTTATCTCCGCATCTGGCATATCGCCAATATCCTTGTATTGTTTATCTATTTTAATTACGGTTACACGAGAGCCAAGTTTTTCAATTATCTTGTCTTTCATGTTACCGCCAGCCTCGTCATTATCAGCAATAATATAAATATTGTTGAAGTATTTCTGAAGTAGGTCTATCTGGAAGTTGGATACGTTTGCACCCAAAGTGGCTACCGCTGGAAACCCACATTGGTCTAAGCGGATAGCATCAAATGATGATTCAACTACATAGACTTTACTAGAAGTCTTTACACGATGTAGGTTGAATAAAACTTTGGCTTTTGGTAAGCCAGGGGTATTCTTAAACTCTTTGCCTTCTATGGACCGTCCCACAAACCCTACAGAAACGCCTTCAGGGGACGCTACAGGGACTGTAACCATATCTTGCTTCTCTGAGTACCCCAAAGCGAATTTGCGTACAGAATCGGCTGTTATGAGCCTATTTGAGTAGTATTTCATGGCACGGTCAGAGCCAAGTGCCTGTTCGTTTAGCCTAGTAATCTGAGTATCATCATAAGCAATATAATCAGGCTTATTTACCAATACTTGATTAATTTGGTACTCTAGGTCAGTCTGTGTTTCTTTGGACTTAATGAACCGTACCGCTTCAAAGTAGGTGCGACCAGATGTGTGCATTACTAGGGCTGTTAAGTCACAAACGTGCTGGCAAGAAAAGCAAAAGAAGTAGCCAGAAGACTTGTCAACTTCGCCAGCAGGGGAACGATAGTTGTTGTGGAATGGGCAGAAGATGATGTAGTCAGAATCTACTTCTGATTCAATTTCGATTCCTGACCCAGTGATAACTCTTTTAACTTGTTCTTTTGAATAGGAACTAGTGATGTTCCGTCTACTCCCTGTGTGCATTGTGCTCTCTTCTTTCCTACATATGTTCCATATATTGTTAATGTAAACTCGTAATAATCTTTTGTGTGGTTATATTGTATCGTAAAGTTTGGGTCTATGTCAAGCCTTGGCACATACCCCAACTCACGCATCTCTTCAATTTTTAGTCTTGCTACTTCAACTCTTAATCTGCCAATGGCTGAATCCTGCTTGATGATACCATCAAGTTTAAAAGTTTTAATAGACTTGTGATGTATTTGTTCCACACTCTATTATAACTAGTTATCTTCATAATCCTTGTATTTGTACCAGCCCTTATCAAAATCAACTTGGACTAGGAATTCACCCATAAAGCCATTACGGTTCTTACGGAAGACACATTCAAGAATATCGCTGTTGGTGGCACGACCAAGTGCTAACACCCAGTCAGCATCGTAGGCAATCTGGCGTGACCAAGCAGTTTGTCCCAAAGTAGGAACAGTGTCTAACTTAGTAACATCGTCAGGTGTTGCAGACGAGATGGCAATAATTGGAATCTCTTCACTAATAGCCATAAGTTTTAGTTCACGAGATAGGTTCTTCATGCGTACCGTCTCGTTGTCTGACTTCTGGTTAGGCGACATAAGTTGCAGGTAGTCTACGATAACTAGGTCTGGCTTGTACTGGTCAATCTTTCCACGAATAACTGATGGAGTAACTTCTCCACCGTTGTCGTTAGAGATGATGTGAAACTCAGGCTTACCAGCAAGTTCTTTAGAGTGCCAACGCTTTAGGTCTTCAATCTCAACCTGACCGTTGCTAAGTTTGCGGTGTGACCAAAGACCATCGCCCATAATTGCAAAGACACGGTTACGAACTTCTGTCTCAGACATTTCAAGCGAGATGATTAGTGGCGACTTACCCTGTCTCCATGCTTGTACTGCCATGTAAAGAGCAAACCAAGACTTACCAATTCCTGGGTAGGCTAGGAACACACCCAACTGACCTGGAGTAATACCAGCAGGTAAGTAGTTGTCAAATCCTGGCAAACCAGTCTTGATACCGATAGCACCTAGTGCTTGCTGTCTAGCAAGATTTTCAAAATAGGCAACGGCGGAATCAATGTCAGTAGCATCGATGTCACGAATGACTGCAGTATTCTTTTTTAGTTCTGATGTTTTCTGGATTAAGTCTTCTAGTGCCTTAGTCCCCTGACCTGCCTGAACCTCTGTTGCTGTAGAACGAAGAACATCCTTTAGGCTGTCGTTTAGGAATTCAGCCTGTAGTTCTTCTAGGTGATACTTGGTAGCACCAACACCCTCAACAGGTGCAAAGTCACGAAACTTATCTACGACTAGAGATACTGGTGGCACTGTACCATTTGTCTCAGAATAGTTACGAATAAACTTCCAGATATCGTTGTGGGTACGCAGAATGTTGTCTACGTTTGCTTGTAGTAAAACGTGTACTTGCTTATCTTGCAGTACCGCTGAAATTAATTTTGATTCTGTGTTATTCACTTAGCCACTCTTTCGCTCTCTGTCTACGCTCTCGGCGTTCTTCTTCATCTTGTTTGCGAGCCTCAATTGCATCAACAATTCTGTCCGCATAGTTTGCAAACCACTTCCAACTGGGAGTTTGATTTGCATCAAAGTAGTAGTCTAGCATATTGTAGCATTGTGGTAGACCATACGATTCAATGAGAGCATCTGCTGCCCATTGTTCAACATTTAAATTTAGGGATGGCTTTTGCTCATACCTTGCAGTGTGTAACTTGCTATAGCGACTGAGCAAAGCCATACGGTCTTTGCGGTCTGCCATTACTTGTTTTCTGCTTCTTCTACTGACTCACGAACCTTTTCAGCAAGTTTGGCTTCTACAAATGAGTAGACACGCTCAAACGCATCGTTCGTGTTTTCACCCTCACGCTTGTTATCTGTTACAGATAGGTCAATGCGTAATGACTGAAAGTTGCCTAGATTTAGTGTATAGCCTAGACCAACTGTTACCTTGGTGTTTTCGTTTTCCATTATTTCTCATACCCTTTCAAGGTTAAATAGATTCAGACCAGATAGGCACAAATCGCCCATCGTCAGTCTTGGTATATACCAGTATACCATCACCCATACGTCTTGTCAACTCCTGTTTTGTAGGAGTTACATCGTTGGTTATCAGCCCATCTTTACGAGGTCTGCCGTGGTGGTAAGATGCTAGTATATCACGAAGTTCACGAACTTGCGACTCCGAATAGTAACTTCTTACCTGCCAGCCTCTAGCACCGCCTGGCTGTGCCCCCATAGGCTCTGGGATTACGCCTTTCTTTACTAGTTCTGGCATATATTTTTTGTGCCTATTTACAAGTTCCGCTGTTTGTCCAACGGTGTAAGCACGTTCCCTATTCTTTTTAAAATCACTAATTAAACAACTTTCAATCTGGTCTTTTATAATATTATAAACAGACATTATTCCATTAGATTTATTAAGGTGATGAACACGAACCAAATCTCCATTTAAAAACCAGACCTTTTTATTACCTGGAATAACTGGAGCAGCGTTATACTCTTCCATTGTTAGGGCAGCCATTATGCTCCAATAGCAATAATATTTACGTCCAGGGTTGTTGTTCCATTGTTTTCATAATCTACCCTGTAGTAGACAGCAGATGTGTCAACGCCTGTGATTGTTAGCGTAGCCTTTACAGTTGAAGAGTTGCGAGATACTAAAGTTGCAGTAACAATTGGTGTTTGGTTGTATTGGGTATTAAAAGAAATTTGACCAGTTGATGGGTTATTTTTCGTAACTGGTGAACTGTTTACAATGTTTACAGTTCTAGCCTGAAACTTAAGATTGTTTGTATTTTTAGTAATTGGGTTGCCATTATAGGTTTGCAACTGAGAAGAACCAACAGATGAAATTTCGCCATTGATACTAATTAAAGAGTTAACAATGTCATATAGATACTGTGTATCTATGGGTTGACCATTGCTTGGTAATGAAGGTACTTGTGCCATAATCTAATTATACCATACTATAGTCTTATTGAGACTACCGTTCCGTTATTAAGTGCTGAGGTAGACTGTAGTTCAACCTTAATACCATTTACATAGTCAGCAATCTTTACCTCGCCATTTCCAAGGTTTACAGCACCACTCACGCCAGTCTGTGAGTAAACCTTTAGCCCAACATTTTTAACGCTTGATGAATATGGGAGATTCATTCCAGTCAATGTTCCTGTGAACGGTGCGACAGTTGTTCTATTTGAGATAGTACCATATCCATCAAAATATGTAGACTGTGCTTCAGATACTGCCACTATTGTATAGTCATTTACATCTACTATGTTTGAAGTATCTGCTGTAGATGCAGTTGCTATAGCCTGTACAAACATTGGCTTTAGCCAATATTGGTCAATGGCAATTGTATTTCCACTATCGGCAAAAGTGCCCCCAACTAGTTCAGAATTAGCAACAAACTCAACATAACCACTTGCTGTGTGATTATTTGGAGTTGCTGTTTGAATTGCTGTAATTGTTCCAGCAGTAACTGCAGCATCAGAAATTATTGTAATTGAGTTAGCCGATACTGATGTTACTTTTACATTTGCAATACCAAGATTTCCAGTACCTGCGGTAGCAGTTACAACAGCACCTACATATAATGGACTTGTGGAAGACATGCTGCTTATTGTTGCAGTATAAATTCCAGCATTGTTAACAACAGAGCCAATTGTTCCGCTGGCAGCGACAGTTGTAAGAGCACTCTGCGTTGCAGAAATAACTAAAATATTTTCTGCATAATCAATTTGACTAATTACTGCGTTACCAGCAAAGGTTCCATCGCCTGAAAGTTTTGTCAGGCTCATTCCAGGAACAACGCCACTTTGAATTAAATTTTCGTTTACATAAACCAAACAACTACCAGAAGATATTGTTGCAGATAATCTATTTGATGTCATTTGTCTAACAAAACTATAGTTATCTGTGTCTGTGGTTGACAAATACTGAAAGTCTGTCCAGGCATGACTTCTTGAAATATTTTTAACAGTTCCAGAAGTCCAAGTGTTAGCAGACCTCACATTGAACACATTTCCAGCACCGTATCCTGTTATTACAAAAGAGTTTCCTGGTGTTCCACCACCTGGACCAGCATAAATTTTTACGTCATTAATTGCTCCTGTTACGTCATAAAATGATTTTAGTGATACCGCTGAATTTACCCCAGACGACTGTATTGTTAGCGTTCCAGTAAATGGTGAAGGTCCAGCAGATGGTGCAGACAGAGTTCCAAAAGAATTAACATATGCAAACATGTTCCAAGATGTAAATACGTCAAAATTAGTAACTACAGAATCTTTTGGCTTAGTCCAAGAAAATTTATAAGAATCTTTTTCTGGGTTATGCGGACCTGGTGCGTCAGAGGTTATCTGGTCAATTTGACTATTTTGCAAACTACCATCATTTTCCATTGAAGAATAGTTGAATGGGGACCCACCTCTAGATATTGCTGGCTGAGACGTACCGCCAAGAATTTGATTAATTGTTCTATTGCTATTATAGTCTGTTTTAAATTTTAAAATTTCTATTGGAGACCATTGAGAAATTTCATTTCCATTTTGCTCAACCAATCTATATCTCAATGCAACGCCAACATAATTTCCATCAGAAATAAATTTTGGAACATCTTTAATTGGTATTGTAACTGTTTTAGACATTTCTAGTTGCTCCAACAACAAACTTAAACTCAATTAAATTATTTGTGTTTTGACTTTTAACTATTGGAATGCCAGCAGTATTTACAACAGTATATCCTGTTAAGCCATAGAGTGGATTTGTATTTGATTTATTTTCAAATCTTACTGCATCTAAACATATTGCAAAATCTGTCAAACCAGAACCGCTATAATTAGCAGCACTCTCAACGCTAGCATAAACACGAATACCACGAACGTTTTTCCAGTCAAAGTTTGACGTTTTTGAGGTAAAAGTTGCTTGAGACAGTTGCAGGGACAATACCTGATATCTGCTTGTAGCAAAAAGACCAGTTCCAGAAATCAAACTTGTTGCATCGCTCGTTCTAAAGTGATACTTGGCATTATCATTTCCATCTGCAGTCACAAACTGAAACATAATATTTAAACTTCTTGGTGTTGTGCTTGGCGTAGCCTGGTCATTTATAAGAGACATTGCCAGACGTATTTCATCCAAAGACGAATTTTGACTCAAATCTAGACCAAAATTAGATATTGATATATAGTTTGACGTAGAAGATGGTGTCAATGCAGCAGTAAAATCTGACATATCTCCAACAACAATTGTGCAATCTTTTAAAAATCTTGGTCTTTCTTGACGAGCAACCCTAGTTCCATTAAAAAATGGATTGTCTGCATTTGTTTGAAATGCCTTATCTGTAACTGTAATGTTGTTGGTTGCATCGGTTATTGTTGTGTAATATACAAGGTCAGAAAATACTGTGTTTCCTCCGTTATAGTTTGCATACTGCCACTGTTCAGTTGTTGTAAAGTTTGACAAAACATAACTATCAGTTCCGTTTGAAAAGGTATTGCTACCGCTTGGATAAATACCAAATTCAGTAATCTCATATCTATCTTGAATTGGCAACTCTGCACTAAAAACAATTTGCGGAACATATCCAACAATGCTAATTGTTTGACCTGTTAGCGTTTGTGGAACTGTTGTATTTCCACCAGTTTGTGGGTCTGTAACCGTTATAGTGTTTGTTGTGGTTGAAACTATTGTATATGCTCCATTTGAATTTGTTGCAGGGTCTGGCGTATTTACAAATTGGTCTGCATTAGAAACTATTACGGTTTGACCAGAACTAAACTGAGCATCTGTTGACAATGTAAAAATAAAAGAAGTTCCAGTAGCCTGAACCGATGTGGCTGTCTGTGTTAGCAATTCTGTGGATATGCTTCTAGAGATTATTGGATATCTTCCCATTTCAAAATCTAGTTCTGTTTTGCCTTTATAGTCCCCTAAAACTGATACAGGGGTTGCTCCACAGCCAATAGCAATATGTGAAGCAAACGAGGTTGTTTGACCAATTAAGTATTTTGAGATAAGGTCTCTACCAGTTGAAGTAATCATATTATCACACTAATTATAACACACTAGACAGTGCCAGATATAAATTCTACTTCAACTAAGTAATCTTCTGCCCCATCTTGCAGTTCAATAACGATGTTTTTATAGTCTGAGTCTATGTAAACTCTAGGGTTTTCGATGGCAAAAAACTGGTCTACTGACAAGTCTATTGGCAATAAATAGTTGTTTAAATTAATACTAAAACCTAGCAAAATAGATAAACTGCCGTCCGTAATACCTAAAATATTGGAAGAACTATATTTATCCAATATCACCTGCACATCGTTTATTGGCAAACTTCCTGGATTTGTTAATATGTCTGCAGTATCATAATTGATAAATTCTTGACCACCAATCTCACCAAAGATGGCACCAACCATGTAATCAATGGGCACACTTTCGGTTTCGATAAATAGGTTTGATGTGGCTATTTTTATAGGCTCACGGTTGTTATAACCAACCTTAGTTATTGTTCTTTTTTTAGGTTTTGCACCCATTATATTACCTCATTCAAATAAAGTGTCATTGATGGACCATTGGAACTTCTGCTGTATTCAATGTGATATACCACAAATCTTGAATTAGGAAGTTGCTGTACTCCATCTACTTCATAGTCTATTGTAACAATATCTCCAAGTTGAATCATTGGATTTGCAAAGATTTCTACGGATACCGCTTTTTTAGGAACCATTATCTTGTCTACCATCCACTGCATCAAATTATTTGCTGTGTCTGCACTCTGAATATATGTTCCAGAAATTGTAAAGTCGTGTCTACCATAGGTATTTCTACTGTTTTGAATATCTACATATCTGTTGTTAAACTCTGAATACCTATTATAATTATTTAAACTACTTGACTTAGACAGGAACTCGTCAACGGTTAGGTCGTGTGCGGATTGCTGAGTAAAGGTTATGCCCTGAATTCTCAAATAGTTTCCACTTGATTCATCTAGATTAAGGGCAAAGTCTGTAACATTAAATATTAAAAATTCTGCACCGTACGGATTTGCTCTAAATCCAGAAATTAAATAGCCCTGCAGGTCATTAAATGTTGGAGAAATCTTTGAGTATAATGCAGGGTAAGCCTTATCATATCTGACATTGAAGTAAGCACATTCACGCATTACGGTACCAAATTCTTCATAGTACATTACTTGTTTATTTTGACCACTAGGATTTATTCCTGTAAGGAATGAATTAATGATTCCTGGATTAACTAAATACTTTCTATAAGAGTCTGACTCAAATGGTTTGTCTACCCCAAGCATTTTGGTAAGTGGCGAATTTAATGTTTCAAACTGAGACATTTTATTTTCTTGAATTGCATAAACATTTTCAAACATACACTTTCCACCACCACGAACAAACAAAGCAAAGTTTTTATTATTATCTGTTAATGGAATAGCATCTGTATCAGTTACAGTTTGGACTAGCCTATTATTCAAATATAAATAAAATTTTCTTTCTGTTTTTGAAACTTCTTCAGTTTCTATAGATAGGTCATAAACAGTTGTTGTTGGCTCTCCTGCCAATTTGCCCATGCCAGCAAATAGTCCACTGTCAACTAGAATTGGTGCAGAACCATACCATAAAGTTACAGGAATAGCAACATTTGAGTTATTGCTTAGTACCTTATAAAAATAAATATTTGGAATATTTTGAATAGTCTGATTAGAGCCAGTTTGTTCAATAACGCTTTGGCTAGTTAGTGCATCAATTTCAAAATAATATCCAACGTGGGTATTGGTACTGACATCAAGGTTGATTGCGATGCCACCGCCAGTTCCGCTAATAATTGTATCTTTAATTACATCAATTGAGTCTGCACCGATTGGCAATTGCTCAACTCCAGAAATATTTTTATTTTTTTGTTTTCCTAAAATTTTCATTCTAGTTCCAAATACATTTGCTCCAGGAACATCAGTTGCGTGACTTTTATAAATATATGATAGGTAATCATTAGAATTGCCTCCAGGCTTTTCTACACCTGTAACCACAAGTGCCGATGCCTTAATGCTTCCATTAGCCTTTGTTTTATCCTGTGTTGTGGTAGATTTAGATTCCGCAAAATATGAAGTATCGAACATATCCTTAATTGTAGATTCTACCTGTGGTTTTCTTGGCAATGTAGATACAGCATATCCAGTCTTATACAGAGTTTCAATTTCTCTATCTACAACAGTAATGGTTCCATTAGAAAACGTCCCAGTCAAATTTTTAGTTACTGTAAAACTTTTCTTGTCCGTTGCAACAGTAGCAACTTTTACGGTTCCTGTATTTATTCCTGTTCCTGTAACAATCCAACCAACCTCAATGTTTCCTGTAGTTGAACCAGTAGCAAGTGTAATAGTTTTTGTACCACTAGTCCCACTTGTTCCAGTAAAAACATACTTAGTTTGAGTATATCGATGATTATTTTTAAACATCCATTTTGATTGCATTGCAAAGGCTTTGCGATTAGTAGTTTGCATCCATGCATTAGAGGAATCAAGGACTGTATGGCTATTAATCTTTGTGCCAAATTGCATACGACCGTGTTTTGCAACATTGCCATCTAAGACAGCACCTGTAGTTGGATTATATTTTGGTTCTGCGTAAATCTTTACTCGTCCTGTTGGGAACATTTTTCCATTAAATCTAACCTGAGCAAAATATTTTTGATAGTCATTTAAGTTTTCAATCCACACATTATTTGTTAATGCGTTGGCGGTAAAATTAATGACACCATTGCTATTATGGTTTGCTGAAACTGTTACTATTTTGTTTACCCTGTCAATTCCTGTAATTGTGCAAGACGCTGAACCAAATGTTGCCCCAGATACCCTGGTTAATTTTTGACCAACAGAAAGACTATAAATGTTTCCTGTTGACAATACAAAAGTGTTGGTTCCGTTAATAAGTGTTGCACTTAGACCAGTGACTTGGCTAGACTGAATTGAGTGCTCTACACCCTTATATTTGATAATTTCTCCATTAGCATATAAATATCCCTCGTACCTTGTTAGCCAGTAAATAGACTGTCCAAGGTCAAAGATGTTGTCTATAATTTGTCCGTTAACTACTGTTGGAACGACATTGCTTAGTGTTTTTGCTAATGGCATTGCACTAAGAACATAACTAGACTGAGTGTTTACTTCTTCATTTGTTGGTCTCAGTGCTTCTGTTCCAGCGACTTCCCAAAGCAATACTGGCTTATATTTGTACGACTGATTACTATTTAATAAAGATGCCTCTTTGATAGTTCCATAAGATTTTTGAATATACTTATTTGAATAGGTAATCTTTCCACCATTAAAAACTTCATTATCTTCTAGAGAAATGCTCATAATATTTGCAAGTTGAGAATTTGTTGCCGATGGATTATTATATTCATTTCTAAAAACACCTGTATCGGAAAAATCTTTTGTTCCATAAAGAGTGATATTTGTAGACCTTTCTTCTGCGGTTGGAGTAATGTAATTTTTTGACATAACAATAAAGTTATTTTCTTCGTCAAAGAACATGGCGGATTGAGTCGACTGTGCTAAATCATTAAATACTTCGGCTACCGTTGTTTCTGGAGCAACATAAAAATAAGGAATTACATCTTCTGATTCATTCTCATTTTTATAAAATTTATAATTAGAATAACCAATGTTGTCCAGAATTGTTGCAACAACCTTGCTTAGTTTTACATTTCTCATTAATAGGCTTGGTGCAATTGTAGACTCTAAATAAAAGAATAAGTCTCTTAACTCAATGCTAGCGGTTCTATCTGTACCAGAAATTTGTGGGAATCCGTCAGAATAGAATGTCTTGATTGGAACAAAGTAATCAACAATTGTTGATGTTCTATTATCAATAATTTGTTCATAGAATTTAATTTGCAAGTTTTTAGACGATACGTTTGTTAAAATGCTTCCAGTTATAAGTCCACCAGATAGTGTCAATGTATTGTAAGGATTTAACGATTCATCATAATCAAAAATTGATAGGCTTCCATTTGACGCAGATAGTTCTCCAACAGGAATTCCTGTATTGCCAATATCTGACGCAATTTTTGTAATAGAATATTCTTTTACCCTATCTGAAATATTAGCAACAAGTCTAGGAGACATTTCAATTAGTTCAAGCATGGAGTTTTGTTTACTCATTGTATTAACAACAATACGAACACCTTTGATAAATTTAAACTCTCTATAATTTGCCACATACTTGTTTGCTGGACTTCCATAGAATGGTGGAGATGTTAGTTCTGTAACATTTGGGGTTTGTAGTGTTTCTCCTTCTTCTTTTAAGTACCAGCCATATGTTGGGTTAAACGAGTTTGTTGTCCAGTTGGTACCATTCCAAACATAGTAAGTTCCAGAGTTTACATTATTTGGGTCTGGAACAAGATATGCATCTCCAATATCTGCAGAAACTGGTAATGATGCTAGAGACGGACGTTCCCCTAAATCTCTAAATCCTGTTGGCAATGTATTTGTTATTCCATATGCTAGTTCTACATAGCCGTCAGAGCCAATTACTCTCTTTCCTGTGCTTCTAACAGATGCACTTGTAAATACCACCGCATCTTGCCAAGTATCATTGTTGTCTAGATATTGAATTTTCCAATCCTCTGGAGTTCTTTGATTTACCAAAGCACCAGTGTTGGCAGGGTCTTCATAAAAAGGGTCTGACAGATTTGAATTGTTTGACTTTTTAAATGTGCCATTGTTATAATCGCTAGCATGTGTTTGCATCTTAACAACAATTCTGTTAGCAGGTAGTGGTTCAGTATAAACTACGAATGGGGCTGCATCGTCAATGTAATATTCTCCAGCGGTTTTTAAGGTTGTGGATATGCCTCTTTCAATGGCACGAAACTCTGTCGGTGCTGATGGATTATAGGCATCCGCCTCTACTCTAAAAGAACTCCAGTATTTAAATGCGTCATCTTTAGATGCAACATAATAGCGTGGTTGCAAAAACATATTTTCATTAGCAACATTTACATACTGATTACCTTTAAAAAAGCGTAACTTGTTTATTCCAGAACGTGGTCTAAATCTTCCAACGCAATCTGTTAAAGAATATAGTATTTTTTCTGTTTCATTCTTTGTAACAAAAACAGTTGGGTTTGATGTAACAGAACTAAGTCCTGTATTTACAATAATGTTTGAATCTGTATATCCATACCAAGTTGGATTAGATGTAGAAGACGTTTCAGTAACGTATGTAGAAGATGCTGGCGTTGGAACAGATGGTCTATTCTTATAATTTCCAAGCATAGCAATTTTATCGGAAATGTTCAAATTCCATTCAGCAATAACGACTGATTGAAGATTTACCGATGAAGACTGCTCTAGGTAATTTTGTAAATTCGTATTTTGATACATTATACCTCTTCCAGCGTAACAGAGATGTTCCAGAAGTCAAAGGAAGAGCCTCCACGCTTTACTAAGTTATAATCAAAACTTGAAATAAACATCTCAATTACTTCGTTATATTCTGCCAAATGTGAATATGGATTAGTAGTAAAATTAGACTTTTTGTCATATGCTAGGAATACATAAAAAGAGCCAGTGTGGTTGTTATACCAATCAAGAAGTTCGTTTCCACCTGCCCCACCATCAACGGTGTATTGAGTTAATCCACCAGTTGTTACAGCACCTGTTGTAGCATTAAACTGTGGGTCACCACTAAACCCTCTTGATGGCAACAAATCCCAAGATGTTGAAATAGTTAATTTGTCAGCAATGTGATATGAACGCATACGACCATTAATCATACGCTCACGCTTTTCAATACGTTCTGGCTTAAAGGATATGTCTTTTCTGTTATGGTCAGACAGGATTAAAAAGTTGTCTCCTGCGGTAGCAGCATCTACCTCAAAGCCTTGTGGAACATATACTCCATTGCTAATAATAGGTGGAGCATCTGACCATAGCATTGCTTGTGGTCTGCGATATTTCTTTCTACCTGCTAAATATGTACTTGTAGCCATTAAATTGTACTGCTCCTAATCCTTTGTGAGTCAACTCTCTTGATTTCTCTAAGAACTGCATCTGCAATACCGCTTGCATCCGAAGAGTTGGCATTTACTGTAATACTATAATTATACACTGATTCGCTTGAAGATGTGCCATCATTCATGGCACTTAGGGTTTCAGCACCAATTCTATCTACCGCAGCCTTTTTCATAACGAATTCTCCTGGGGTAAGCATAGCAGGGATGGTGTCTGTTCCAAGAGCATATTTGCTACTTTCTACTTCAATTCCACGACTTGCATATACCATACCACCACGAGCAAATTGTTTAATTGGGAAGTATCCACTTGTCCACTGGTCCATTCCAGCAACCTGGTCATAGTATTTATAGTTAAGTTGGTTTCCACCAACCTGAGAAATGCTATCATCTGCCAGCAATCCCTTACCAGTTGACTTTAAGTTTTTACCTGCTTCTCCATATCCTGGGTCTTTAAGACCATAACTAATTTTGTACTTATTTCCATCTTTAATTACTCCATAAACAAAAGAATTCTTTGGTATAGAGAAATATTTTCCTTTTTCAATACTAGCAACTGTTGGCTTGTCAAAACTTGAACCATCTGATGGAATTTGAAGCATGGTTGGATTTTCTTTTGAACCACTGTCTGCCCTAGTGGTCTGAAAGTATCCAAAGTTTGTTTCTTTATTATATATCCATTCTACCTTTTCTCCAGACTTTAGAGTTTTGGCTGCTGCCTCTTTTGTGGCATACTGATATTGCCCCATTTTTTTACCAGACTGTGCAACTGGAATGTACTTACCTGGAGTTTTTTCGTCTTGAACGTATCCTTCTTTACCTTCATTTGGGTCTCTCTTTACAACAGTCCACTTTTTGTTTTTAAAGTCCCATGCCGATGTCATTCCAGATTGACCAAGATACGCAGCACCAACGCCAGCAGAATATTGATTTGCAACAGCATTACCTTTAGCATCAAAACCTACTTTTCCAATGTTAGACTTTTTTGAATCAGCATATGGGTCAGTTGTTGGATTTCCACCTGGATTGCCAGTTGCATTATATCCTGGCAACATAGACAAGGCTTTTCCGTCTTTAAGCATTTGAGCAACATGCTTTGAAGCAGCCAAGGCATCCCTTGCAATCTCTGCCTGACGGTTTGCTTCATCTAGTTTATATCCAGCAATCTTTTCAGAGTTTGTGGCAATTAGTGCTTCTAGGTCAGAACGCTTTTGAGTTGAGCCAAGGATGTTAACCTCAATACTGTCAAGTTCACTCTTTCTAGCAAGTTCAAGTGAAGATTTTGCATCATCTAGTGCTTGCTTCTGGCTATTTTGTCTTGCTGCTAATGCAGCACGAGCAGCAGCAGCAATATCACCCTTTGAAAGAGCGTCTGCCAAGTCTAATGTATCTTTTTGTCTTTGATTATTCTTTTCTTGAATCTTACCAATTTCGTCAAGAGCCTTTATTCTTTCTTCATATTTTTTATTAATACCCTTTTCTTTTTCAGAAATTAAGTCAAGACCAGCCTGATAAAGTTGATTATCTTTTTCTAATCTTTCCATTGGGCTTGCCAAAACATAGGCTAGTCCAAACTCACGCATATCTTTAATTTTCTTAAGTTCTTTAAGAAGCGATAGTGCCCCTACCTTAAGTTTTCCAGTTCTACGGTCAAGAATCTTATTTTGCTCTTCTTCCGTTGCTCCCATAAAAATATCAATAATGTTTGAATCTACACCTTGGTTTTTCAGCATTACCGCAAAACCACCCATTGTAAAGATTGCTTTTTCTGTATAATTCTTCAAAGCCTTGTATGATGCATTCCAACCAACAGTTAGTTTCTGTTGCCAGTTAGAACCCTCTCTAAGCATCTGAACAAACTGGTCCAATACAGATGGCTCAATTGCTGCTGCCTGTTGTTCTTGTTGTGAGCCAGGACCAGTAGTTTGGTCAATTCCAGATTCACGAACAGTTCTGTCTGCCTGATAAATTGCATAGTCTTGGAATGTTAGTGTTGGGTCTCCCTGTTCAGTTCTCCAAAGTTTAAACGCATTAATCATATCTTTATCGCCAGACATTTTCATAATTTGCTGTAGTTCTGTCGTATAGGTAATCTTACCTGCGTCATTATATTTATTAAATCTCTTAATGTCTTTCTTAATTGCAGCCTGAGTATTTTTGTCAAATAGGGAGCCAGTGGTTACAGCAACTGTAATCTTTTGACCACTCAAACCCTGCAATGCATCAATATTCTTTTTAGCATCGGCAACCTTGTCTGCATTCTTTACAGCAAAGTTCATAATTGCTGTTTTCATTACATCGTCATCGGCAAATGGTCCAGTTGTTTTTTGAACAAGTTCTAGTGCATCATTCATTGCTTTGGCTTTGGCAGGGTCAGCAACACCAATTTCAAGCATGAATTTCTTTTTAGTCTCTCCAGACATCATCTGTGTCAAACCTAGTGCCCTATTTGTTTCAACGCCACCAATATTTAGTAGCATGTCATTAAGTTTAGTTGCACCTTCTTTGGTGTCTCCAAACATTTCGCTAGCAATTCCAACTTGTGGCAAACCAATTGTTTTAGAGCCAACAAGTGATGCAAAATAACCTTTTTCTGCGTCTGTTCCCTGCATAGCATTAATTTGGTCTTTGGCAATAGAGGCATAACCTTCCATACCAGTGCCCTTATAAGCACTTTCAATGCTTCCGATAGACGCTTCTTTAAACTGACCAATAAGCGATGGGTCTAAAGCCTTTAGGTCTGCAAATGCCGAAGTTGCTGCTGCCTTATTTGAATTAAGTAGTTTTTGTTGTTCTATTAGTAACTGGTTTTGTAGGTCAATTGCTTTTGCTTCATCCCCTGCTTTTCGAGCACTTGCAATTCTCTTTTCATAAATAACCTGTAGTGAGTCAACCATTTGTTGTTGCACATCAAGCATTGATTGTAGTTGTGCAGCCATAGAGCCACCAATCTTTTCAGCCTCACCGAAACCTCTAGAGAAGTTTTCCGAAGCCATTTCTGCAAAATCTTTAAATATAGTGGCAGACTTTTTAGATACTGACATAGTAACTTCTAGTGGATTTTCTTTTAGATTTTCTCCATTTGGACCAAAGATATTGGTAATGTTTGCAGTTACAGTTAGTCCAAAGTCAGTGCTCTTAAGTTGTTTTCCTAGATTTGCTGCAATGCTTCTTGCCTGTGCTGTGGTCATAACTCCTGCAGCGATAGCAGCAGAAAGTTGTTGTGTGATTAATGCCTTTGCCTGACTTAATTCGCCACCACTTTGCTTAACAGAATCATTAATGTCTTTTAGCAGTTGCTTACCTGCATCTGTTTCCATATAAGACTCGCCAAATGTTTTCTTTCCTTCTACAACATTAAAGAACTGTCCAGCACTGGCTTCTCGTCTCTTGTTCATTATTTCTGTAGCAGAAACTGTTTTTGCAAATTCCGCAAACTTTTGTATTGACTGATTTCCAGCACCCATTGCAGATGCAAGTTTATAAGATTCTTCTCGCATCTTTTTGAGATGCTCTTGAATTTGATTGAAAATTGTAACAACTGCTGCAAGTGCACCAACTGCAACACCAGCAGGACCAGGAATCATTGACATTGCTGTTGTAAAAGCACCAATTGACGGAAGTGCTGCTTGGGCAGCCTCGCCAATACTACCACCCATAGTAGATGCTACACCAGCAACAGCAGAAGCACCATAAGCAAGTCCCTGAAGTCTTCCAGTAAACTTGTTTCTTGTAAAGGCTCTTTGAACCAAACTTCTTTTTTCTGGAGTAGCACCACCCTGACCAGCCTCTACTGATGCTGCTTCTCGGTAATACTTTCTCTTTTCATCCAACAGTCTTTGCTTTTGGTCAAGTTCCGCTTGCTCTTGGGCAGTAAGTTGCTGACCGTAGTTTTGCATCTCTGTTAGTCTATTTACTCTTTCAAGTGCCTGTTGATATTCTTGGTCACCAAGTAGTTGTGCTTCCATGTACGCCACACGTTCGGCTTCTGTTACTTCTCTTGTTTTTTCTACAACCTGCTCTTTAGCAATAATGTTGCCTTTTGCATCAAAACTTTCCTTGGTATCCGCATCAAATCTAGTAGTGCCCTTGTCGTCTTTAAGAGTAACTTCATCATTAGTAATATATCTAACAAAAGGAACGAGTGCTGTTTCCAGTGCTGACTTTGATTTTTCAACGACTGTTGCACCTAGTTTTTGAGCACCTGAAGAAACTGCATTTTTAATCCCATCAAGGAAGGTTGCTGCTTTTCCAGGCTCTGGTGCAACATATGGAGTTGGTGCAGCAACACCTGGAATTGGTGGGAGTTTTGGAACATTGCTTTCCTCATACCCTGGAATATTGCCATGAACCATTTGCTGAATAAGAGGTTGATATCTTTGTGCTTGTTTTGCAGGAATTACAGCCTCACCTGGTGACAGCATTGCAGGAACTACATCACCAGCACCCTTTGGTCCTGGTACTGAGAAAACGCCATCTGCATATTTTTGTACTGGCTCATATCTTTTTGTTTGTGGATTTAAAGCATAACCATTTTTTCGCATAAACCTATCTTCAAAGAAAACGCTGAAATCCATAATCTTTGAAAACATTGGCATTGTTGCTTCATAACTTTCCTGCTCTTGTCTTGCACCAGAGAACATTCCCTTTGGAGCAGAAGCACTCTTAATAGTTGGCATTCTTTCATCTAGCGGTCTACCTGCTCTATCCCAGGCATCCCATTTTTCAGCATACCTAAGACCTTCTGGACTTGAACTTGATGCACCAGTTCTTAATTCTCCAACTCTAAATGACTGACCTTTTGTTCCAGCCATTATTACAGCCTTGCCACTAGGTGTTAGTTGATACCTTCCCTGTTGTAATCCAAGTAATATTTGGTCGTGAGCATTTTTACCAAAATCTGCTCTTAGTGTTCCTGGAAGTTCTGCTCTTCGTGCAAATGCATTTGCTACAACTCCCAACTCTCCTGGCTGATTTTGATTTGCAAGAAGAACACTCCTAGTTGCTTGTGACAACTCTGGGTCAAATATTTGAGATGCTAATGAGGCAGTCTGTCTACCAATTTGGTCTTCAATTTCTTGAACAGCAGGAGCAACTTCTGAACCCAATCTTGCTGCCTTGGCTGAAGAAAGCATTTTACCTTTAATTGAGTTCCAAGCCTTGATAAATATTGGAGATGGGACTCCACCCTTACTTGGAATTAATTTTTGGTTTACCCATTCTGGTAAATCTGCAGTAAGATTGCCAAGAACTTTAAAGTCTTGAAGTTGTGATGCATTAACACTAGATTTTGATGCAGAACGAATTGCATCTAAAACCATTGGGTCGTCTACACTTAATTCATCTTGCAAGTGTGCCCTTTGAATTCCTCGTTTTGTGCTAATGCCTAAAGCATCTAGCCATCCAAGACCCCTTGTGTCAGTTAAACTTTCCCATCCTGCAGCAACTGTGCCCTCTTTATATTTCTTTGGTGGCACTGCTGAGTGCATTACCTGATATTTACCCCAGTCAACAGACATACCAGATTGCAAACGCATAAGCATGTTTTGGTATGCTGCCTTTTCTTCGGAACTCATATTTCCAAAACCAGCAATAGTTGCTTGGAGTCGTGGCATAACTGCCTGAATTTCAGCCTTCATTGCTGCATCATATTCGGATGGTGACATACTGCTAGCAATCTCTGACGTTGCTTCAGCAAAGAATCTCTTAGCACCACCCTTTACGCCAAGAAGATTGATAATGGCTTGCTCTTCCATTGAGTTAATCTTGCCACCAAGTTCACGCTTTCCAGATGCCCTTTGGAATACACCAGCAGTTCCAACGTCTGCAAGAATATCGCCACCGAGATTTCCGAGTCCAAGGTCTTTGTCTCCACGAAGAAGTGAAGCAACCAATTGCTTAAAGTATTGGTCTTTTGTAAATGAAGTAGGAATATTTGCAAATTTTTCGTCAACTGGTGATTCAAGAACGATGAAGCGTCTGCGACCCTGTGGGTCTGTTGGGTCCATCATCACACCAATCTTTTGTTGTGGTGCTTGTAGTCCATGTGCTCCACGAGCAATCTCTGTACCACGCATTTCTGCCATAGCAGAAGTTAGGTCCATTTGTGGCTTTACAAATACCTTAGTACCATCTGGCTTTAGGTAAATACCGCCAACGCCAAATGCAGGGAATGAGTGTCCTGTAGTTGGTGAAATTTGTGTTCCATAGTTTGTAGGAGCAACTTTGCCATACGGACCAGCGAGAACTTCATTGCTGATATCTTCTAGTTGCATGCCTGTTCTAGCAAGACCCTCTGTTTGTCTTTGTGTAAGTGGTCCAACAATGCTTTGACGCATTTGACCAACGCCAGTAGTTCCTTTTTCAAATCCTGGCAGATTTCCAGCAATCATGCCATGAATTACTGGTGCGTATTTTTGTGCTTGTTTTGCTGGAATAACTGCTTCACCTGGAGACAGAAGTGCTGGAACAATGTCTCCTGCACCCTTTGGACCAGGAACACTACGCACACCTCCTGCATATTTTTGTGGTGGTGTTGCATTTGGATTGCCAACTGGCACTCCTGGAACTCCAGCATATGCTTGCTGTGCATTAACTGCTGTTCTGTATGCTTGTGTTAATTGCTCTACCGCTATTCTTTCAGAGTCAAAGGTCTGCTTTAATTTTGCGTGTGCTTGGTCAAGAGATGCTGCAATGGCAGCAGCACGGAGTTGTTCCGTGTTCATGTATTCCGTCTGTTCGCCTAGCATTTCTGATGGCTTGGTTGTTTTATTAATGAAAGACTTCATATTGGTAAAGAGTTTCATAATGTTAGCAACGCCGTTAGCGATAAGACCAAATGTCATTAGCAAAATAGGACCAATACCTGCAACTGCAGTTACCAAAATTGTTACAAACTGTTTTGAGCCTTCGCTAAGATTATTAAATCCATCAAGGATTTTAGAAACAAATTCAATAATTGGTGTTACTGCTTTTAAGAATGCTTCACCAACTGGAGCAAGTTTTGCTTGCATATCCTGAATAGACTTCTGGAACTTGAACATAGGAGAACTTTCAACCTTTTTCATTTCTCGTTCGGATAGTACTGCAAGTTCTTCTGCTGTTTGATTTGCTAGTTGTGCCACCTTGGTTGCTTGGCTACCGTCAGCAATTACGTTTTGGAATAGTGTAGAAAGACGTGAAAATTGAAACTTACCAAACAATTGCTCAATTGCACGAGCACGGTTTAGTGGGTCAAGTGTGTCTAGGGCTTTAGCAAACTGAACAACTGTTCCACGAACGTCTCCCTTGTTTGCCTCAACAATACCGTTTAGATTAATTCCAAACTTTTGCAAAAATTGAGATGCTTTTGCAGTTGGGTTAATCATAGACGCAAGACCAGACTTTAGGGCGTTAGCACCCTCAGATGCGTTAATGCCACCTTCTTTCATTGCTGTTAGAAAGAATGCTAGGTCTTTTACATCTCCACCAAGTTGCTTAACAACAGGTGCTGCTTTTGGAATTGCAATTGTAAGGTCTTCAATACTTACAACGGTCTGGTTTTCTACTGCGTTTAAAAAGTCAACGTTTCTAGCCAAGTCTTGTGTTGACACGCTAAATGCGTTTGTTAGAGAGATTGTGGTTTCAAGAGCCTGTTGCTGTTCTACACCACCAAGAATAGATAGTTTTGCTGCTTGGTCAATTTGTGCAAGCAGGTCCGCACCTGTTTTACCCATTGCAGCAGCAGAGGCTGCCATTTCCATAGTGTCTGCAACAGCAAGACCGTATTTTGTAAACTCATTGGCAAGTGCTTGAACAGACTTTACCATCTTGTTTGTTTCTGTAGTTGTAGTGTTTATGTCTCCATATACACGCTTAAATTTAATAGAGGCTGCCTCAATTTGCATGTATGCTTTGGCAGCAGCAGCACCCATCATTGTTAGTGGAATGGTAAAACCAACCATCAACTGGCGACCTGCCCACTGAGTATTCTTACCAAAGTTTAGAAGTTGGGTAGAACCCTGTTTCATAAGTTGATTAAACAACTGCTGACGCTGTGCTGCAAGTTGTGTTTTTACAGCAAGGCTATCCATATCTAGTGCTAGTGGCTTAACAGCAATAGCCTTCATTGCACCATTGGCATCACGACCAAGTTTAATGAATTGTGTTTGTAACGCTTTTACACGCTCTTCTGCTACCTGCTGAATTACAGCAAATTCAGATTTAAAAAGTTTTCCGAATGTCTTAGATGCCCCACCAGCATAGCGAAAATATTCGCCAATTGACATTTTGTTTTTTTCAAGTGATTCAGTAAAGGTTTCTGCACTTGTTTTAATGGTTTGAATGTTTGCTCTGAATTTACCAGTAGCATTAATGGAATTTACAAGATTTTGCTGCATTGCAGCAGCAGCCTTGGCGTTTGCTGAACCAGCATTTCGCATGGCTTGTTGAAAGGCTGATATTTGTTGCTGTAAAAGTTTTAGTTGCGCCAGAGCCTCTGACGTATCTATATTTACTTTAATGTTGGATTCAATATCAGCCATTCAACTACACCGCTTTATTAGCCGTTAATTAGACCACCCATTAGTGAGGCTTCACTAAGTTTAATACCAGATGCCTCTTCGACAATCTTGTATACGGTTGGAAGGTCTAGCAATTCCTCTAGTGCCTTCAGGTCTTCGGCTTTTTCTGGAGCATACTGTTTCAGAGCAATCTGAACGCACTCCATGAGAAGAGTCATTGACTTCTCATTGTTATCTGCAACTTCTGCAATCTTTTCGAACTTTGTCATAAAAGGGCGAAGAAGTGAGATTTTTAGTGGACGAACAGGAATGGTAGTTCCGTCCAATAGTTCTACAGTCTTTGTTTCGTTTACAGTTGTAGACATGAATCCTCCTTATGGTTTCTTAACAATTATAACATAAAGATTGACTATTGTTAGATAACTTCATAGTCAAGACCCATGCCAATACCGAATCCAGCCTTAGCAGCACGTTGTCCTTGATAAGATATAATGTCATTAGGGTCACTTGTAGCACCATTTGACGCTACCCTTGCTTTCATGGCTTCCCAAGGGTCTACTTCTTCTTTAGATTTACCGCTTGCCTCGTCCAGGTCTACCCCTTGCATTGCTGCAAGAAACTTCTTTTCATTGTAATCAAGTTCTCGTATAGACTCAAGAATGGTCATTAATTCGGACATGCAAAGGCTTGATTCTAATTCGTCAAAATTTTTCCAAATACCCAAAGTAAATATTTCTGATTCTAACTTAACCAAATCTAAATTTTTCCAACTATTATCTTCTTGCTCTTGGCTCATTTTGGGTTGTGGGTTTGAGTTTTTTGAATTGCCAGGCTGGTTCATTTTAATACCTGCACAATACTCAATTATTTTATATATTGTTGGCAAGTCGATGTTGTCTTCCACGTCATCTATAGTCTTAATTAGTGGATAAAACTGTTTCATCGCTATTCTTGCACACTCAGCAAGAATTCCCAACGACTCTTCATCATTATTAGATTTTTTAAGAATGTCAAACTTGTCCATAAACTGTCTAAGATATTTAATCTTTAGAGGACTAATCTCTATAATTGTTCCATCGATAAGTTCTATTTCAGATACTTCGTATATTGTTGTAGGCATTAATCTATTATACCAAAAAGAAACTGCCCCAGGACGAATCCCAGGGCAGCCTCAAAGCACTATTAAATTTTAGTAGTTGCGGTCAACAATCTTTCCGTAAGTACCGTTGTCATCTGGAAGAAGACGGAAGTTAACTTCGAAAGCGGTTGCTGAGTCACGCTTTGCTGATACTGTTACTGAATCAATAGAAATAGCACGGTATGCAATGTAGACACGCTCTGCCTGGTCTGTAATGGTTGGAGAACCAGAGTCTAGACCGTCCTTGTTACCAACACCAGGACCGACAGCGATGATACCACGTTCGATTGGGTAGTCACCAAGGTCACCTGATGTGATGTTTAGGAATGTCTGTGATGTTGAAACAGTAGCACCTGACGGTAGTGCAGTTGTGACACCAGAGTTGGTGGCAGCAGTTGCACCAGATGCTGCTGGAGCAGCACTTAGGTTAGCCAGGTAGTTACCTTCAGCAACAGTTCCAAGGTTAGCAACACCAAAGTCTGAAGTCTTACCAGCAATCGCTAGGAGAAGGTTCTCCAAGGTTGCTTCGGCAAGAGTAGTCTTTAGTGTAACCTTCATACCCTGCTTGAAGATTTTAGCAGTGTCTAGTAGTTGGTCTACCATCACTTCACCAAAGTCTGGAGCAAAGGTAATTTCTAGACCGTTGTTGGTGTAACCAACGTTACGGAAGTTAGCACTGTTACGGAGAGTAAGTGTTTCACGGTAAGATTCACCACCAACGAATCCTGGGATTGTTGATGCACTTAGTGAAGCAGCCTCTTTTGTAACGAATAGAGCAGCAGCACCAACGATAATGTTGGCGTTTGTACCTCTTGAATAAGCCATATTTTTTTCACCTCATTTTCATATGTAAAATATGGGCGGTTTCCTCTGTATTAGTATACCACGCTTTTAAAACTATTCCAATTCAAGCATTGTATAGTCATAGTACACGATAATCTTGTTACCGCCATAGGTTCTGGCTGTGCCGAAATTGATGATATCCCTGACCTCTTCAAGTTGGAATACCTTGAAATTGAAGAAATTAAAGTTGGGCTGAAGAGTCTCTCCCTCAACCGTAATCGTGCCTTTTCGCCTACACCACTCATTTAGTTCCTCTGCAGTTTCGTCTTCACGGTCCATAAGTCTATTAACCTTTTCAGTGATTTTAATCATGTTGATAATTGAGTTTTCAGCAGTTGCATAGAAGTAATAAAGAAGTTGTTCACACTTAATGTGTGGGAAAGGACTTTTACGCATACGCATAAGCCTATCGTATGTACACATAACGCCACCAGCAGGAAAGTACTCAGTTACGTCATTGATTGTAGATGGCGTAGTTGGAAAGAACGGTATGGTCTCAAAGCCTAGCCCCTCTAGTTTTTCCTGTAGGTAAGCGTTAATCCATAGTACAGGTGTGTTAAGAATTGATGTTTTACTCATTAGTCTATTTTACCACCTTTCGCCATCCATTCGTAGCCAATTTTAAATCCTAGCGGTTTGCCCTGTCTTGAGCCAGCCCTAAAGTTGTTTTTATAAACTTTGACATCGTTAAAGTGACTCATAACTCCACTAGACATTAGGAATGCTTGTGTAAAGTAGTTATCAAAGAATAACTTTATTGTCTTTTCGAATCCACCCTGAACTCCGTCTCCTCCAGGATTTTCTACAACTATTGGTTTTTGTGTAAAAACCTGCTCGCCATCTTGATTAAATGTTAGGACTCCACCCTTGCTTTTTGGTCTAATTGTTACAGGACTACCCTCTTCCATAATTCTTGCCTTATCATAAAACGGAGTTTTTGAGTTTTTTGAAACAGAAGAAGATTGTGAAAATGTATAGTTAAATGATAAACCATTGCTATTTGAAACATAGTTAATGTCAAATAGCCTTGCCTCTGGAGAGCCTGTCTGATACCATTCGTAAACGTGGTGTAGGGTATCTGGAGTCACCCTTGCGTTTGAGTCAATAAAACTTTTTAGTGATTCGATTACTGTTTGACCAAGGTTATCCATAAAAATTGGTTTGGCTGCTTCTGCCCCTTCAAGAAAGCCAATAGAGTAGTTTGTAATATTGTTTAGTTCTTTTAGCAATACTTGTGCGTTTAGATTTACAATCATAGGTCTACCGCCTGATTCTCTGAACGCCTAAGAACAACTTTGTAATATTCTACTTTTCCAAATGGACCAACAATTGGATTTAGTGTAGCAATTTCAAATAGGGTTGGCTGTCCAGAACGAGGTCCTGCACTTTCATTATAGATAATGTTTCCATCATTGCCACGAATATTTGTAATGATAATGTTTGTCAGGGAATACAGAGATTCAGTGCTTGACCTGGTTGGGTCATTTTTAACCCTACCGATAATTGAATTTTCTATGTTGATATTTGCTTCTGTATTTATATCTTGCTTATATTTACTTCCAGCAGCATTAAAGAAACAAGCAACCGTTTTGTCTAAAACCCACTGTTTCTTAACATTTCCGTATGCTCCAACATCAACAATTGGATAGTAGATGTCTGCAAGTAGTGGGTAAGCAAAGTCTGTAGTTTCGCATATCATTATAGTACTGCTGGCTTGAAGTTACTGCCCTTATAGTTGTTAAGAATCTTATCAACGAGCATGTTGCCAGTTCCTTCCAAAAATTGTGGTGCAAATCGAATATCAAACTGGTCTGTGCTGTATTGAGTTACAAATCGCTTGTAGTAGTCGTTATTCCCACATTTTAGTTCTTGCACTAAGAGGTGTGCTGCTTTTTCTACATCTGGCGGAATAGCCTTGTGTCCAGCATCAAGGATAAAAGTGTAGTCATATCCTTCTGGGAATGCAACGTAGCCATTTCGTGCTCCAGCATAAACGCCCAAGTCTCCAGATGCAGATGGTATTCTTAGTGGGGTTGATTCGCTTCTGTTGTAAATACCGTTTGCTTCTACCCTGGCAATTGCAGAACCATCTAGCAAAGTTTTGTATTCGTATTCCCAAATTCTAGTTACAGTACCAGCAGTAGTAATGTTGCCTGTAGTAGAATTAGCAAAAGTAAAAGATGTGGTTGATGGAACAGCGGTAACGCTAAATGTTCCACGATATCCTGTTGGGACAACAGCAGAAATAGTCACTACGTCACCAACCTCAAATCCGTGTGCTGAAGCAGTTGTTAGGGTTACTGTTCCAGATGAAATTGTAGGGGTCTGTGTAGCAAGAGTTATTGCTACATCTTCACCATTATAAACAAGCATGTTGTTTTCATAAACTTTTAGTACTTTATTTACAGGATGCCATACTGGGAAATAGTCTCCACCCTGACCTTCTTTAACAATAACCAATTTGTGGTTATAAAAATCTGAGTTACCCAAGTATTGGTCAATAATAGACCTTGCAATGATTTCCCAACTTTTATATTCTTCAATTTCTTCTGTGGTTATAGCAAGGTTGTTTGGGTTTACATATGGTCTATAAACTGTTAGGTTTTCATCAATTACAATTTCGCCAGAAGAGTCTTTTACTTGAAACAAAAAGTCTCTGTCAAACTGTATTTTTGATTTTGGCAAAATATAAGAAATCTTTTTGTTAGCGTCTGAGGTTAAAGTAGAAGTTTCGAATGAGTGGTCCACCAAATCCTCTACATAGATTGAGTACGCAGTGTTAGCACTAGGTACTGTCCATTGAGTTGTAATTGGATATGGTGGAACCCTCAATACTTCCATTTAGGCAAACGCCTCCGCAACTTCGTCAGGTGTCGCTACTCGTACACCACGTTGCTTAAGCCAGAAGTCTACATACTTGTTTGCAACAATGTTGTATCCAACATTGATTTTGCCAAAGCCATCAGCATATAGGTTTCTTGTAGAGAATAATGCGGTCTTGCCTTCTGGCATTACTACACCCTCTACTGGCTCTTTCTTAGGCTCTTTTGTAGCCTTAGTTGTTGTAGAACCCATAACTCCGTCTTCATTGAATGACAATGTAGGAACGTCTTTTGTAGGCTCTGGTGCTGTGATTACCTTTTCTTCAACTACTTCTGCTACTGCTTCAACAGTTGCTTCTACAACTGCCTCTTCAACAACAGGCTTTGATTCAGGTGTCTTTTTTGATTCAGCCATGATAAATCCTCCTTAGAATTTATTTTAATTATACCAGATAAATATTGAAAGGGGGTAGAGATTTTTGTCCCTACCCCCAATCAAAGGGAGATGCTTACAGAATTTTAGGACTCTGTTGTAGCGTCTTGGAATGCAACTGCATCAAGTTCTTCCCAGGCGATGCCGAAACGAACGAATACAGTGTATTCAACTGTGTCCTTCTTAGGAACGTAGAAACGGTTCACAGTGATGTCTCTCTGGAAGCCCCAAATACGGTTCTGTGGGAATGTTAGGTCAACAAATCCTGCAGGGTAGTAAGGAACTTCAAGAACAGGAACACCTAGAACACGAGTCTGACGTGCACCACCAAAGGTCTGGTTAGCACCACCAAGGTACTCGCCACGGCTACCTTCGGTAGAACCGATGTTAGCAATAACAGTACCGTTGTTCTTTACGATGTTGGCAAATGTGTCTGTACCAGCATAGAACTTTAGACCGTTAGTGATAGCACGGTATCTGCGAGGCATAGCCAAGATAAGTGCTTGCATCTTTTCGGTTGTCCACTCTGTAATCGCTGAAGCGTTTACAACTTCGTGAGCACTTCCAAGGTTTGAACCAGAACCAACGTTAGGGTTGGTCTTCTCCAAGTCAATGAATCCCTTCATAATGCTTAGGAACGAACCTGTTGAACCGTCACCATTGATGGCAAGGTCTTCGATGTCGTTACCGAAAGCATTAGTCATAAGACGAACTAGGTGGTCCTCAAGAGCAGCACCTTCGATGTTGTCCTCAAGTGACTCTGCAGAAACTTCCCAGTCTAGACGAATCTTCTTGGTAGTTAGTTCAACCTTTGAGAAGGTTGCACCAGTGTTGGTGTAAGTTGAAACACCCTGGCTTGCAGCACGAATAACACGGTCGCCCACGTTAATCTTCTCAAGTTCCATTGTGTTTGCTCTCATTGTGACTCTGCGTCCGTCCTGTGCAAGTGTGGTTGCGTCCCAAACATAGTCGATGAAACGACGTGCCTGTTCAGGGCGTAGGATACCAGTACCTGGATAGTTTGGACTTGCAGTGCTTGATGGGTTTACACCATTTGCTCCTGTTGTAACACCAAAGTTAGCGGTAGGGCTGTTGCCCAGGTAAGTACCATTCTCAGAGAATGCTCCTGTACCAGATGATACGCTGTCTGATGTTCCGAAAGCACCTTCGGCGTTAGGGTAATTGCTTACTGGGCTAGCACCTGAAGGCATATTTTTGATAATTTCTTCTGACATTTTATTTTTCACCTCCTGAGTGAGTTATTTTAGTAAATCGGATGTTGTGAGGAAACTTCCGCCCCATACTGATTTTTCCACCAGTACTGGTTCCTGAATGACCTCACCGAGGTCACCAGACTTACGGAAAGCGGTATCTGCTTCTACTGCGTCAATACGCTTTCCAAGATTTGTGAAATCTGATTCTGCATCTTCAATTTTTGAAGAGACCAAACCTAGTGATTTCTTTAGTTCAGCAACCTCGTTAACTAGTGATGCGTTTGCATCTGCTAGTGACTTAACGATTGCTGTAATGTCGCTAAAGGCTGTTGTAACAGTTGTGCTTAGTTCCGAAACTGCCTTGGCAATCTCTTCCTCTGGACCTGGAACAACTTCTTCTACAACTTCTTCTACATGTGCTGGCTCGGCTACTGGAGCCTCTTCAACAACTTCTTCTGTAGCAGGAGCGTCAACAACTTCTGCCTCTGGAGCGACATCTACTGATTCAACGTTTTCGTTTTCAGTCATGTTATCATTCTCCTTTTTAATAGTCTTAGAAGTATTAATGCCTTTAGCACTATCTACTAAGAACTTTACCATGTCAAGTTTGTCAGTGTCTGACTTCTCAACAAAACCTATGTTCTGCATTGTGTTTCCAGTTATTGGACTTACAGCAGTTTCTTCTTCTGACAGTGTTACTAGTCCTGACTCTTTGTCCCAGAATACGTTTTCTAGAACTGTGTCTGCACCTTCGCCAGTTATCATGTCAACACCGTCTACTTTTTCAACAGAAAGAATGTTGGCAAACTGGTTTGCAGGGCTGTCAACTAGTGACAACTCAACTAGGTCATAATCTTTAATAATACGGATGCTTGCATCCATCTTTTCGTCGTAGGCATCGTCCCACTTGTTCATCTTACCGCCAATAGAAAAGCCAGTAAGTGTTCCGTCCAAAACTTTTTCCCATGTATCCTGTGCACCCTTTGAAACGTATGCTGATACATAGATACCCTGATAGAATTTCTTTTGCTCTGGGTCAAAGTACTTGTCTTCTTTGAATGCTACCATTTTGCCTACCGCTTTTGGCTGATGCATTTCACGAATGTTGCCACGGAATTTAGAGAAGGCATTGACAGAAGCCTCTGGGGTAACAATGTCATTCTGCTTGTCAATGTTATCAAGCGTAGCAAATCCAGAAACGATGCGACGTTCTGCATCTACCTTTGTAAGTGGCATCGAAATGCGTACATTTTCACCGTCAATATTGAAGTGTGCTTTTTGAATGCTCATATAGATAATTATAGCCCCTTTTTAATAAAGTGTTATATAACTGTTATTATACCACTTTTTTAAGCGGAGCGTCTCCCTTCACCTTTTGGATTTCTTCCCTGCGTAGTTGCAGTGTTATCTGCTTGTGCTTGCTGACGCTCTGCATCACGAGTTCGGTTCTGTGCGTTATTTGCATTTGAGTCTGCTTGCTGTCTAGCAGTAGGCTGTACCATAGAGTCGCTCTCTTCACGCTCAGGTAGGTTAAGAAGTTCACGAGCCTCGTTAGGAACCATAATCTGGTTCTTAACATAGTT